GCGGAAGGTATCGGACAACTTTTTGACATAGGCCTTGGAATCAGGATTAGAAATTTCTTCGTAATATCCTTGAATGAGTTTCCAATCAAAATCCCAAGTCTTTGAAACGGGCATCACGGTATGGTCACGACTAATAACCTTGGGGAAATAGGCAGTGAATACTGACTCACTGTCAGACTCCAGAAGGCGAGACTCATTCTGTCGGAAACTCTGATCGGTTTGAGACATCGGTTCGGCGACAGATTCTTCACTAGAATTTTCGACGGGAGTGCCATCCTCGGCAGACACATCGCCACTCTCACTGGCATCAGACTCTTCAGACTGTTCAGCATCGGCGGAACCAGATGGCGCAGACTCATCATCAGACTCTTCACCATCAGCATCACCTGACTCACCTTCGCCCTCGGTGGGATCGTCGGTATCTTCGGCGTCATCGGACAACTCGGTTGAAGAACTTTGTCCCTCAGCCTCTTCACTGTCATCTTCGCCATTGGCAGGAGCGGGTTGATCTTCTTGTTGCTCTTGCTCCATATCTTCAAGGGCGCCATCGTAAATGTCGGTGGCGATATCAACTACATCATCCCACTCCTCAGCGACATCGATGCGAGCGAGTACTTCACGTTCGGCATCGGAAAACTGAACATTGAGGAATGAACCAATTTTGTAGTGAAGATTGATGCGGTCAATAAATGACAGAGTGTTGACATCGGTATCGCCAACACCAAAGAAATCTTTTTCAAACAGGTAACGGTAAGCCTTGTAGAATGACTTGACAAGGCCAGGGTATCGTTGTTTGACTAGTCGCTCGTTGCGAGCGTCTTCGATAACATTGAGAAATGATTTGAAACCCGCACCCTGAGAACACACTGCATCGTGCCAACCTTCAGGCGGAGTCACCAGACCGTGACCAACTTCATGACCGATCAAAAGATCATAAAGAAAGTCAGGCATATCCTTCCAGTTTGGCAGGATGATTTTGCGAGACTTCAGATCGAACGCGGCAGTAGGAACATTGGCGTGTTCGATTGCAATGTCTTCGGTGGCCAGAAGTTTGGCGAGGTAGGACTTGGACTCAATATTCATATAACTCTCACTCTCAATACATGTATAGTATGACAGCTATCGAGGCAGAAGTCAAGGGGCCAAGCGAAAAAAGATTTCCTTAGAAATCAATGGCTTACAAATTTTTTTCAATTTTTTTCGGTCAAATCCGCTCAAAATAGCGAGTTACGGCGAGAATTTTCTCTATTTGTTTGTCAATAATCGCAGTTCTATTGGGCCAGTGAATGTAGTCCTTTTCGGGGTTCTTTTTGAGATTCTGCAACAGGGGCAGGATCAGCAGTTCTACATCCTTCAGTTTACCAGTAACGTCTGCTTCCAGAAGAGCTCGGTGTTCATTTATCATGCCGGTATTATCGGCAGACAGGATTCTGGATTCTAGTTGTTCTAGTTTATCCATGACAACATCCAGAGACCCCTCTGGCAAAGTTGCCTGTACTGGTTCAGAAGTGGTGGTTGTACTGGTGGGTATGTCATCTACCGCAGTAAAACCAAAATCGAAATCATCTGACATGTATTTCTCCTAGAATGAATGTATATACAACATCCACGAAATTAAACTGATAGAGGCGGCCTGCAAAATGAGAGCACCAATTACGATGCACGCTGGACAAACTGCATTGGCCAACATCGGATTTTTGTTTACCCACTCTTCCAGTTCTTCTTCTGTCATATGGCGAAACTCTCTCCACAACCACAGTGTGCGGTTGCCTTTGGGTTGGAAATTTCTATGCCGCTGTTGATACCCTCTCTCTTAAAATCTATCAAAGACCCAGAGAGGTACAATAAACTTTTTGGATCAATGAAAACTGTTACGCCGTGTTCTTCGACTACAACATCTTCTATGGATTGGTGATCGGCATACTCAATAATATACTTGAATCCAGTACACCCGCTCGGAGTGACACCGACTCTCACACCCAATCCACGCCCACGTTCTTGTAATTGTTTTCCAATCCAATCAGCAGCTGACTTAGATATTGTTACTAATTCCATCTTACTATTTATAAAGAGGCAAACTCTTATATATATTAATACAGTTGTAACAAAACTGTAACATCCCGCTGAGAAGCGATAGTCCTGTCGAGATGACAGTAAGGAACCCAAATGAAAAACTTAGTTCTAGCCATGTTTGTTTTGGCACCCTCTCTTGCCTTCGCGCAAATTCCAGTAGGCATCTTACTACCTGTTGTTAGTATCCAATCAGATGGTATCGTAACACTCAAAGATAAACAGGGTCAACGATACTTTGTTCAAACTGATTGCGATGTCAAAACAGATGACGTTGAAGAGTTTACTGTGCGTGACCGAAAGATCAAAGAAGGTACACGCATCAAGTTCTCAAAAGAGAAGACTTGTCGAGTAGAGTTTATTGAGGCGGTATAAACCGATTGTTCTGATTGTAACGATCTAGTTTAGGTTCACCACCTTCTTTTATCGTGCAAGTAACATTTGCCTTCCTGCCTTCAATGTATCTGACTTGGTATACAAACCAACTAAAAGGTTCATTGCAGGCAGGTTGATAACAAGACCCAGACATAAAATATCGGGCGTCTCTTGTTCCCGATATTCTGTCGTGGGTGTCCAAATAGATTCTTTTTGTGGGATACTCAGACTGAATTAGACTCCAGCACTCATCCTTGTGTTCATCATAAGGATTCGCCATCGCGTTTGTCACGATAGTTAGCAATAGCAGCTTTGATAGCGTCTTCGGCAAGTACACTACAGTGAATCTTTACAGGCGGGAGTGATAGTTCTTGAGCAATTTCTGTATTGCGGATTTCTCCTGCTTCGTCAAGGGACTTTCCTCTAACCCATTCTGTGAGTAATGATGAAGAAGCAATTGCACTGCCGCATCCGTAAGTTTTGAATTTAGCGTCTTCAATAATTCCGTCATCCGATACTCGGATTTGCAACCGCATAACGTCTCCACACGCCGGAGCTCCGACCATGCCTGTTCCGACATCTTCATCATTTTCGTCAAGTTTACCGACATTTCGGGGATTTTCATAGTGGTCTAGTACCTTGTCTGAATATGCCACATCTATTCCTTGTCACACAATAATTGTGACGCCTTTTCTTTCCAGATATTAGGAAACATCCCATGAACAACAAGAACAAAAGCAACACACCAAGCAAATTTTAGGTGTTCAAAGTAACCTATGTTGTTGTCTCGCAAATGGGACATATATTCTACTCATTTGAATAGACTATTTATATTGATTTGTTTCTCAATAATGAATTCTGTTCTGGGATTATCACCATTGATATCATCATCGTTCAGCATGTGTCCCACGTTAAACTGAAAGTTCATACCCCAAGATTTTTTGTGGTACTTGATACCAACGTAAGGCATGTCGTAGGATAGTTCATCACGATCATCGATTGGATTTCCAGTAGTAGGTGAGGACACATGTTTAGCACCACCCACAAAGTACACATCGTCTTCCGCATGTACAGCAGGGGCAGTTAGAAGTAAAATGAGAAGCAGTCTATTCATTTTCTTCTCTCCTTTGTTTCAGTTTCTTTGCCTGTTTCTTAATTTTTTTCATGGCGCGTTCTAACTGAAGAGGTCCGACTCGTTGCAAGAAACTTTGACCAAGCATGTGGTCATATTCGTGAAGGGCAATGCGGGCCCAGACACCATCAAACTCTTCGATGACCTCTTCTTGTTTCTCATTCGTATACGACATGGTACACTTCTCTGGTCTCTTCACCTTCAGCATCAGGCCGGGAGCACTCAAACATCCCTCTTCCATCATCACAACTTCTTCACTCATGGAAATCAGTTTTGGATTGATAATGTTCCATCTGTGTCCTTTGATTCCCATAGTGAATACCTTTGCATCCAGACCGACTTGGTTGGCAGACAATCCGACCCCACCAATTGTCTTCTGGTATCTCCACAGATCATCGACAAACTCTTGTACGTTGTCCCAATCATTAAATTCTTCTGGCACCTTCTTCAACAGGGGGTCGTTGAGCGGCAGTAGTTCCATCTCTTTCATGACATCACCGAATAGTTTTGTATCTTCTCAAACTTAATTTGACTTCTAAATTTATCAAACAGTTGGTCGCCCTTGTGTGAGATTACAAAGACGTTTGTTTGATCTCCAATAGTATTTAGTAGTTGCATCACATAGTCAGTTCCGTTGTTGTCCAGAGAGGAATCAAATACCTCATCCAGAATCAACAGATTTGTACTGGCACTGTTCTTCATCTTTGCGATGGTTCTCCATGTGAACAACAACGCCAAGTCAATTCTCTGTTTCTCACCTTCACTGAAGGATGCATAACTAAACTTGTCTCTGTGTCGAGACTTAATTGTTTCATTGAATTTCTCATCTAACTCAAAGTGTACAAAGAAATCCATTGACTGCAAATACTTGTTGACCAGTTTGTTGATCGCAGGCAAGTATTGTTTGATAATTCTGGTCTTGATACCACTGTCCTTCAACAGATGCGACACCGCAGTGTTGTAGTGTTGTTCTTCATTCTTGGATGCCTTGATATCGTTCTTTGCCAAAACATCTTTGGCCATCGACTTCAGTTTCTTGGTTTCCTCATCGATGTTGCCAGTGTTTTCTTTTGCACTAGTGAGATCAGATCGCAAAGTATTTCTATATCTTTCCTGAGACAGCAGTTCTGTTTGAAGTTGATTGATACTATCAGACAGTTCAGAGTAGACACCCAGAGTTTCTAAGACTTCTGCGTATTTTTTGTCGATTCCTTTAAGGGCTTTTGAGAGGTCTCCAATCTCTTCGGACTTTCTTTCTTGCGTCTGTCTCTTGTGTTCGTGGGGAATGCCTTGTTTACAGGTGGGACACTCGGAGTTATTTTCATAAAACTCTAACTCTTTTTCTGCCTGTTGGATATAGGATTGAAATTGTTTTTTGTGGGAGTCGAGTTCTCGTTGGTCTCCTTTTGGATCACCAAGTTCCAGTTTCTTCTCCTGCTGTTGTTCAAGTTCCTGTTGGCTTGTGTCGATATCCTTCGTGAGCGCATCAATCTGTTCCTCCAAGTTTTGCAGTTTTTTACTCTTGTCACTCTCAAGAGTGTCAATATATTCTTTCTGTACTTTTGTCTTGTGTTTAGCAAGTTCAACTTCACCATCAATGATGCGAATGTCTTCTTTCAGAATGTTCATCTTTTCTTTGAGCAAAACATTCATGGTGGTGAAGATTTGTATGTCGAGAATGTCTTCGATAATTTCTCGACGGGCAGCAGAAGGTAACTGCATGAAGGGGGTGAAAGAGGCACTACCCAGAATGACAATCTGAGTGAATGACTTGTAATTTAGTTTGAGGATACTTTCTTCAAGATACTTTTGCGTATCTCGCAGTGCGGCATCTTGGTCAAGAAACTCATCGTTGCAGTATATCTCAAAGACATTCGGTTTCATTCCGCGAATGACCTTGTACTGTTTTTGGCCAACCACAAACTCAATCTCTACCACCATCTTCTTGCCGTTGATAGAGTTTACAAGTTGTGGTTTGTTGATGTTGCGGAAAGGTTTGTTGAACAAACCAAAACACAGGGCATCAAGACAGGTAGACTTACCACTGCCGTTCTCACCCACGATCAGTGTTGTGGGGTTGCGGGTAAAATCTATCTCAGTGAAATTGTTGCCAGTGGAGAGAAAGTTTTTCCACCGCAATTTTTGAAATGTAATCATAAAATAGTCTTTAGTCGGGGAACAATCACTTGTTCAGCATATATATCATGTTGTTCTGGAGTGGGGTGAGAAGGCATGTTTCTATCTCGTTTCCTACCAAAGAGAATCTGTTCTTTAAAAGGTAGATCGGTGTTGTCATAACACCATTCAAACTCACCATCTGGTATGAACATATCCCAATCAATTAGATCAACCAAGTAACTTGCCTCTGGGTGATCCCACGAATCTTTGATAAAAGCATCCTCAATATATTTAGCAAAAAGATATTTTATGCCATTGTTCTTCAAAAACTCTTGTAGTGCGAGAATGTTTTTCATGGTGCTAATCACGCGAGAAACATCAGTACGATAAAACTCATCCATCATAATTTCGCCGAGTCTAACAAACTCTTTTGTGGACTCTGGAACCATATCAGCACCCCCATCCTTCAAGTTCTGAGAAATCCACCCGATATTTGAGGGGGAGAATGGAACCCAATGACCGTCTGATGATTCTACAAACTTGGATACGGGCAAGACTTTCTTAAATAATTTATTGTCGGGAAGAATATTTTCACGGTGATCTTGTCTATAATAGTCCAACCTATCTGCGTGAGACCACATCACGACAACAACTATATCTTTTTTTTCTATACCCTGTTTTAACATGCGTTGCAAAACATACAACACGTTTAAAAAAATTATATTATTTCCAATGGCAGAGGCGCCGGTGTTCACTCCCACCATATTCATTTTTGAACAGACCGATTCTGGCCAAGAAGGACTGTTAGAGTTGGTAGTAAAAGAACATCCGCCGGCAACAAGATACTTTTGATCCGGCAGTTTATCTGGGATGTCTACATACTGTGTCATATTATTCCATGTGTTGTGCTTCGACATAAAGTGTTTGCACAACCGATGTCAATTTGTTTTTGTCTAGATCAGTAACAGTGTTGTCAATGTAGTCTCTGAGTAGGGTCATCGTATCATCTACGGCAAGTTCTACATCATCACCAACCGCATCATCTTCAAACTCAGAGAAGTCTTCTACGATTTTTAATTCTACACAGTTGCAAGTATACAGGGAATCTACCAGTTTGTCAAACTTTAAGAAGTTCTCTTTCTTTACCACAATAAGCTTAACGCAAGAACCGACAACACCAGAAAGGTCAAAAGAGCTGTCTCCGTCCATATCGTTATAGAAGAGTTTGTGAAACATCCTGTAGGGATTTTTGATAAAGTCGAGTTGGTTCGTTCCCGTATCATAGATATGAAATCCTCGATCATCATCGAAATCAGACCATGTAATCTCGTATGGATTGCCAAGATAAGTAATGTTGTCCCGAGAACTGCGATGATGGAAATGGCCACTGCATACCAAATCAAAATGGTCAAAGGCATCAGTATCCATTCCGTGAGGGTTTGGGATACCTTTATACATCTGGAACCCAGAAAACTCAAAGTGTCCAAAACATACTTTGGCATCCGTTGACTTAACAGCATCCATTGTAGTTTTATAATTGTCGTTACATATCCAAGGGACGAATAAAATTTTTCTTTCATCTAACGTTATCTCCGTGACTTCGGGATAGACATGGATGTTGTCATATTCCTTCAGTAACAATTCTAGTGAGTTTACGTCATTGGTATTTTTATAATATGTGTCATGATTGCCTGGAATCATGTGCAATGTCATACCAAGGCGTTCTGCCTGACCAAAAAAATACTCTTTGCAAGACTTGAGTGTGTTGTAGTTGATAAACTTTCTTCTATCAAATGCATCACCCAAGTGTACAATAGTATCTATGTTGTGTTCTTGCAAGTACGGAAAAAAATACTCATCATAGAATTTCTTAAAATACGCATCAAACGCAAGACTGTCTGACCTAGCACCAAAGTGAGTGTCAGTAATCAATGCTACTTTCATGAAATAGCCTTATTCATTTTGTAGGAAAATATCTCGTAGTATCCATCTTTGGATAACAACACCTCTTCGTAATTCTTTCTGTACTGTGCCAGTTTAGAATCAATGGTGGCGGGGTCTTTCAACATATTTATCTTGTCCCTAAACTCTTCAAAGTCATGGACTCTTTGCCACTCATCAATGTTGTATGTATTGTTCTCATCATAGTTCTTGTAGACAAACGGGATCATACCAATCGCAAGTGCCTCTACATACCTTGATGTTGTTGCGGCGGGGTCTTTCCAGTTGAAACACAATGTCGCACGGCAGGCTTCTAGTTTGGGATACAACAAATTCCAATCCTTGATCCACGCAGACTGTCTCTTGATACCAGAGGGAAA